GGGTGGAAGAAGCCTATGAACTCGAAAGCGAAGCGGATTTTGATACGCTCGATGAATCGATCCGGGGAGAGGTGCCAAAGCCTCTTTTTAAACAGACGACCGTCACCTTCAACCCGTGGAGCGAGCACCATTGGCTGAAAGCCCGGTTTTTTGACAAGCCGGATCCGGATGTGCTGAGCATCACCACCGATTATACCTGCAATGAATGGCTCGATGAGGCCGACTATCGGATGTTTGAACGAATGAAACGGGACAATCCGGGGCGGTATCGGGTGGCCGGCCTCGGAGACTGGGGCGTGTCTGAAGGGTTGATTTTTGAAAACTGGTCGGTGGGAGAGATGAACCTGCCCGAACTGCTCGAGGGCGAGGACGGGTGGAAATGGATCTGCGTTTATGGGCTAGACTACGGCTATACCAATGATCCGACGGCGTTTATTGCGGCGGCGGTCAATCCGGTGGACAAGCGGCTGTATGTGTTTGATGAGCATTATCAGACACGCATGGTCAATTCCGACATTGCCGCTATGATCACCGCCAAAGGGTATGCGAAGGAGCGGATCCTCGCCGATGCCGCCGAACCGAAAAGCAATGAAGAGCTCCGACGGGCCGGGATCGGTCGCTTGCGTGCCGCCGAAAAAGGCAAAGACAGCATCCTGCACGGCATTGCACGGTTGCAGGAATACCGGATGACAGTTCATCCACGGTGCAAGGCGACGGCAGCCGAACTGTCGGCGTATGCGTGGGACACGGATGATAGTGGAAGCGGCATTAACCGACCCGTGGATAAAAATAATCACCTGATGGATGCGCTTCGCTATGCCATGACGGGGGTGGAGCATTTCCGCCCGGAGCCGCCGTCCGGACGGCGGGTCAGCTCGCTGAATCTGTATGGGGCGGTGCCCAAACGCCCGGCAGGCGCATTTGACGATTTCAAAGGAGGATGGAACGGATGATGATTTTGACAGGGATGATCGCAGTGGCCTTATGCCTGCTGATCCTGTCGGCGGCCGCCCGGATGGCGGTGCTGACCGTGAAGGAGGCGGCTGAATGGATTCGCCCGGTTGCAAAAGAGGAGGACGAGGGCGCCGAGCGCCGTCTTGCAAGGGCAAGACGGGAACTCCGGAATTTTATGAGCTATGACGGATCGGAACAGGAGGAGATTGCTTGAATAATCCTATCAGAACCACGGCGGTTTCCCCGAGAGAGATTTTCTCTGAGTGGGAACAGGGCCGTGCGTATAAGGAAGGGCTCGGAGAGCTCGGGATGTACGAACAGAACCGGCGTAACGAGCGCTTCTTTGTCGGCGATCAATGGCATGGAGCCCGATGCGGCGGTGAGCGTCCGCTGGTGCGCCACAATGTGATCAAGCGCATCGGCGACTATAAAATGGCGGTGGTGGGGGCCAATCCTGTGGCGGTGACCTACCATGCGCAGGGCCTGCCGTATACGATGCCTGCGAAGGAACGGGTGGCGGCGGTGCGTGAGCAGATGGCCGCTCATCCGATGGAGGCACCGTCGTTGATGACGACGCTATCGAAAGAGGAGCGGGCGAACCTGCTCATGTCGGCGATGACCGATTATTTCTCCACCACGGCGGAGCGGGTGCGGCTGGATATGCTGAAGATGCAGGTGCTCCGGCAGGCGTATGTCAGCGGCACATCGTATCTGCATCTGTACTGGGATCCGACGGTGGCAACCGGGCTGTATGCGGATGCCGCGCGTCAGGTGCCGGTGTGCGGCGATGTGACGGCCGAGGTGCTGGATGTGGAGCAGGTATACATGGGTGATCCGGCCAATCCCGATCTCCAATCCCAGCCGTATATTCTCATTGTACAGCGCAAAACCCCGGCTGAGCTGGAAGCGATGCGGCAGATGCATATGCCGTCCGACGAACCGATCCGTGCCGACGGAGAGGGGATATTTGATACCGAGGACCGTACCCCGAAAAAGGCCACGCTGATCACCAAGCTGTGGAAGGAGTATGACGGCCTTACGGGGCAGTGTCGTGTGATGGCGGTGCAGGTGTGCCGTGGAGTAACGGTGCGGCCTGCGTGGGAGCTCGGGGCGCGGATGTATCCGCTGGCCAGCTTCGAGTGGGAAACCAGAAAAGGCTGTGCGTACGGCGACAGTGAGATCACCTATCTGATCCCGAATCAGATCGCTATCAACCGCATGATCACGGCGTCTGTATGGGCGGTCATGATGATGGGCATTCCCATTACCGTCGTCAACGGCGATGTGGTGCAGGGACCTGTGACCAACGATCCCGGTCAGGTGATCCGTGTGTTCGGCAGTGCGGAGGATGTGGCGCATTGTGTGCGGTATGTCAATCCGCCGCAGTTTTCGCCGAAGTTCGACGACAATATCAACTCCCTTATCCGCAACACGTTGGCTCAGGCTGGTGCGAACGATGCGGCGCTTGGTGATATCCGCCCGGACAACACCTCCGCCATCATTGCGGTGCGTGAGGCGGCCACCCTGCCGCTTCAGAATGTGCAGAACCGGTTTTATGGATTTATAGAAGAGGTGGCCCGTATTCTGGCGGAGTTCTGGGTGACGCATTACGGCGACCGTCCGCTTCAGATTTCGGATGAACATGGTGTGTGGTATATGCCGTTTCGTTCGGAGGATTGCCGCACCCTGCTGATTACGGCCAAAATCGATGTGGGGGCCGCCGGACTCTGGAGCGAGACGCAGGCGATCCGTTCGCTGGATAACCTGCTGCAATCGCAGGTCATCACCCCGAAGCAGTATCTCGAGCGCCTTCCGAAGGGATTTGTCCCCAATCTCAGCGGCTTGATCCGTGAACTTGAGACGATGACTCCGGCACAGGAACCGACGGATGACACGTTGGCGCAGGAACTGCCGGCTTCCTACCGACAGCGGTGGGAAGCGTTGCCGGCGGATGAGCAGGAGCAACTGCTGACAAAGGCTCTCAATCTTGCCTGACCGGCAGGATAAAACATATACACAGACCCGTGTAAAGGAGAGGATAGTATGGAAGAATTGACCGTGCAAATGGCGGCGGCTTCGACCGAAGCGGCTGTCACGGATGCGGACTGTGGCACCGCTGTGCAAACGGCGGATTCCCTGTCGCAGGACACGGTGTCTTCAGAGATCGGACAAGAGGTGTCGCCGTCCACCGACAGCGATGCGGATGCCCTTTTGACGGAGACGGATCGTGGTGAGATGCCGGATGCGGCGTATTTGCCCGTGTATAAGGGCAAGGTGTATCCGATGCGGGCATCGGACACGCAGGAGATCACCACCCTGTTGCAACTGGGAATGAAGCAACGGGAATGGCAACCGCTTTTAGAGGATTTGCAGATGCTCGCCGAAAAGGATGGCGCCAGAAGCGTGCGTGAATGGATCGGGCGCTCGGTCGAGGAGTATGACCGGCAGACGCTTGAGGCGGCTGTGGAGCTGTTCGGTGAAAAAGAAGGGCGAAGGCAGTTCGAATGGATGCGTGAGCAATCCCGTCGCCGGCTTTCGGATCAGGCGACCGATGACCGGCAGGAAATGCAGGAGCGGCTCGCAACGGAGTTTGTTGAGCTTCGTCGGGAGTTTCCCGATTATACATCCGTGACACAGCTGCCGGATGAGGTGCTGGAAACGGCGCTGGTGCAGGGCGTGCCGCTGATGGATGCGTTGCTGAGATTCCAGCATCGGGAAAACCGCCGCTCCAAGGCCCACCGTCAGGTGGCGGCCGCCGCCACGGCATCGGGTGTCGGTTCTCTGCGCCAGACGGCGGCGGACGGCCGATCTTCGGCGATGGATGCGTTCTTAAAAGGGTTGCATCAACGACTGTAAACCACCAACAAGGAAAAGGAGCGATGTGAAATGACAGTCAACAGCATGGAATTTTGTACAAAAACATCGGAGGCATTGGACAAGGCCATTGCGGCCGGCGCCAGTGTCGGCTTTTTTGAGGATAACGTGCTCAAAGCCAAGTTTGTCGGTGCCAAAACGGTGCTGATTCCCGAAATGGATATGAGCGGCCTTGGTACCTATGACCGTGAAAACGGGTTTGTCACCGGTTCGATCTCGGTCACCAACGAGCCGTATGTGCTCACGCAGGACCGTGCCCGTTCGTTTATGCTCGACCGTGAGGATGAGGATGAAAGCGGCATTGCCGGCCTTGCCGGCGAAGTGCTCGGCGAGTTTGTCCGCATGAAGGTGATTCCCGAGGTGGACGCCTACTGCCTGTCGAAGCTGGCCGACGTTGCCGTGGGCGAGGCGCAGACGATCTCGGGCGATCCGGAAACCGAAGCATACAGCATGCTTCTCGATGCGATGGGAGCGGTGCAGGAAGAGGTCGGCTTTGATGAGGAGCTTGTGTGCTTTGTGGACGGCACATTCCTCCGTGCGGTGGAAACATCGCCGGAGATGGAGCGCCATCTGCATGTGACCTCGTTCAAGAAGGGCGGTGTGGATCTGCAGGTCAAAGAGCTCAACGGCATGAAGTTGCTGCCGGTGCCGGCATCCCGCATGAAAACCGCCTACACGTTTTATAACGGCGGCGAGGGTCAGGAGGAAGGCGGTTTTACGCCGGACGATGCGGCGAAATCCATCGGATTCCTGCTTCTCCCCAAGCGTGCGTGTTCGCTTGTGAAGAAGAGCGAAAAGCTGCGTACGTTTGCGCCCGATAACAACCCGAAGGCGGACGCCTGGAAGCTGGACTACCGTCTGTATTACGATGTGTTTATCAAAAACAGCATGAAGCACGCTGTGTATGCTTATCTGTATTGATCGGTTTTCCAAAACAGCGGGTGACCTTAACGGGTCACCCGCCTGTTTGTCGCATCGCAACACAGGAAAGAGGGGATTGATATGAAAGCTGAACGTGATATCCGCTTATCGGTGCAGGCGGACGGCGCTTTGAACGTGCGTGTGCCGATGTATGCCGGCGTCGCCGGTGAAAATAACATCACCACGCTTCATTTTGAAGGCCCGGCAAATACGTTTTATGACGGTGCATCGTATGTCCGTATTCTGTTTGGCGGAGCAGACGGAGCGGTGGTATCGACCGACCTGCTGGATGTGCAGACGGATGAAACCGGCTGGCGTGTTTCTTATACATTGCCGCACGTCATGACCGTGCTCGGCGGTCAGATCACAGCACGGCTGGTGCTGTCGGAGATCGAAAACGGCGAAGAAATCAAAACAGCGATGTCGGATGCGGCGGTGTTGTATTTCGATGACAGCACCGATATGGAATACGGCACGCCGTTCTGGACGTGTGTGTCCCAGATGCTCAAGGGTACCGTCGACGCATCCGACGCCGCCAAGGCGGCGCAAAGCGAAGCGGAGACAGCACAAGAGAACGCCTTTGCGCTGACTCAGATGGCAATGGAGCGCAGTGCGGAGGCCCAGCAGGCATCCGAGGCCGCCAAAGCGGCGCAGGCTAATGCAGAGCAAGCGGAATCAAATGCTTTTACGCTGGCCCAGCAGGTTCTGCTGAATATGGGCGAGGCCCAGCAGGCGGCCTCGTTGGCGGCGGTGGCCAAAGAGGAAGCGGCCGCATATACTGATCGTGCGGAGAGTGCGGCGATGGCCGCCGAACAGGTGATAACGACCGGAACGATGCGGTATCGGGGCGAAATGGAGACACCGGCGGCCATTCAGCTGACGGATCTGAGAGACGGCGATGTGTATTTCTGTACCGATGACAGCCGTTTCTATATCCGCCGCAAGGATGCGTGGGAGCCGTTTTATGGGAATGGAAGCGAAAACGGTGCGTTCGTATCACCGCTTTTTGGAAAAACAGCGGTGTTTGACGGCGACAGTATTTGTGCCGCCGGTACCGATAAACCCGATCTGCAGGGGGCTTATGCCGGACGCATTGCCATGTTGCACGGGATGACGGCTCACAATTATGCCGTGGGAGGCGGTACGATTACTGCCCAAACGTATGCGTCCGACGGAAACGGCGAAGCATTGGATCA